AACGTTTTTAATAATAGTGGTGGAGTATCTGGAAACTGGACAGCAGCATATGAATATGAAGAAGATGCTACGCCAGAATGGGAAGATATTTTAATTTCATCAGAAGTTGGTACTCCTGTAAGAATTGATGCTGCATCACTTTATGCTTCTTACCTTGGTAATAGCTCAATCTCAGCACTAGATGATAGCTGGATAACAATGTTCAACGATACATCCTTTAACTACTACGCTGGTATTAGAGTGGACGGCTTTAGAGCTGAACCGCTATAATGTGGTATACTTGTGGTTATGGAACAGGAAAAAATAGACCCAATTGAGCAAGCTCTTGGTAAAGCAAGGCTAACAGTTGTAAAAGAAGAGTTTTCAGACTTTGGAACATATGTCTGGATTAAGGCAAATGGTAAGGCATTCACTGATGGAAGCGGTAATGTTTTATCAATCGAATCGTACAAGAATGACCACGAGCGTGTAAAGAAGCTTATGGATGCTGCTGCATATTATGGAGAAGCAGAGGGTCACGCTGTGTTTTATCCAAATACTCGTCAGATTTCAGAAGAAACACACTCAGAGCAGATTGACCGTATGAAGCAAGGATTTATTCCAAATATGAATGACCTTGGTGCAGTTATTGCGGCAAAGAAAACTCTTGATACATACGGAGATGATGAATAATGTCAGATCTTGAAAGAATTTTCATTAAGACAGATAAGTTACCAGAAGACGAAGATCTATTCAAAAAGCAAGATCCATTTAATAAGAGCTGGGACGATATTAAGTCACTATCTGGTCTTAACGCAAACTTTAAGCGTCGTGCTTCTCGTCAGGTATCAAAGGCAGACACATCGTCTCCAGCATATGTAGATAGTTCTCGTTCGGTTAGCTCTGGAATTCTTGGGGCAAAGTCAAAAGAAATTAATCCTGGAACAGTCTATGTAAATGGCTATGGTATGTTTGATGTCATTACCCCACCCTGGAATCTTTACGAACTTGCAAACTACTACGATACATCATTTGCTAACCACGCAGCCATCGATGCAAAGGTAGAGAACATTGTTGGTCTTGGTTATGACTTCCACGTTTCAGACAGAACAATGGCACGTCTTGAAGATGCTAACGAAGATCAGCGACAGAGAGCACGTAAGCGTATTGAACGTGCAAAGATTGAGCTTCGTGATTGGATGGAGACTCTCAACGACGAAGACTCATTTACCCACACACTTATGAAGGCTTATACAGACTATGAAGCAACTGGAAACGGATACCTTGAAATTGGTAGAACCGTAACAGGAGAGATTGGGTACGTTGGTCATATTCCAGCTACAACAATTCGTGTTCGTCGTCTAAAGGATGGCTACGTTCAAATTATTGGAAACAAGACTGTTTACTTTAGAAATTTTGGGGCAACTAACCCAAATCCAATTACTGACGATCCACGACCTAACGAGATTATTCATCTTAAGCAATACTCTCCATTAAACACATACTATGGAATTCCAGATATTATGTCTGCTATCGGTTCACTTCACGGAGACCAACTTGCATCACAATATAACATCGACTACTTTGGGAATAAGGCAGTGCCTCGTTACGTTGTAACTCTTAAAGGTGCAAAACTTTCAGATGATGCAGAAGATAAGATGTTCCGTTTCCTCCAGACAGGACTAAAGGGACAGTCACACCGCACACTCTACATTCCACTTCCTGGAGACTCAGATAGTAACAAGGTTGAGTTTAAAATGGAGCCAATTGAGAATGGCGTACAGGAGGCATCTTTTGAGAAGTACCGTATGCGTAACCGTGACGATATTCTTGTTGCTCACCAAGTCCCACTTTCAAAGATTGGTGGTGGAGATGCAGCAAGCATCGCAGCAGCTCTTGCTCAAGACCGTACATTCAAGGAGCAGGTAGCAAGACCACAACAGCGTAATCTTGAAAAGGTTATCAATAAGATTGTTCGTGAAAAGACAGACATTCTTGAGTTTAAGTTTAACGAGTTCACACTCACTGACGAGATTGCACAGTCACAGATTCTAGAGCGTTATGTAAAGACACAGATTCTTACACCTAACGAAGCTCGTGAAGAGCTTGGTCTTCCACAGCGACCAGATGGAGATCAGCCATTTGTAATGACACCACGTCAGGCTACTGACGCTCGTGCAAACCTAGCAGATAATCGTCAGCGTGATGCAGAAAGAGCAAACAACCAGTCTGACGGTGCAGCTACTACAACTGGTAGAAATCCACAGGGTGAAGGTAGATCTTCACAATAATTAGCAAATGTTATAACATTGTAACATTTCGTAAAATATAGTGTATAATTAAAACAGTATGAGTATTCAGAAAGCTAATTGGCATACTGACGGTGATACCGTTCGTATGGATATGCCTTTTTCTAAAGTAGATAAGGAGCGTAGAATCGTATCTGGTTTTGCGACTCTTGACAACGTAGATCGCCAGGCAGACATTGTTACTGCTGACGCATCTCTCAAAGCTTTTGCTAAATTCCGTGGGAATATTCGTGAGATGCACCAGCCAAAGGCGGTAGGTAAGATGGTAGCTTTCAAAGAAGACAAGTACTTTGACCCAGACACAAAGAAATTTTACAATGGAGTATATGTTTCAGCATATGTCTCAAAGGGTGCTCAGGATACTTGGGAAAAAGTATTAGACGGAACCCTATCTGGTTTTTCAATTGGTGGTAAAATGAATAAGTGGGATGATGCCTACGATGAAAAAATGGATTCAACAATTCGTGTTATTAAAGAATACGATCTCGTTGAGCTATCACTCGTAGACACACCTGCAAACCAATTTGCAAATATTCTATCAGTCGAAAAGGTTGACGGCGTGGACGTAATTACAGGAGATGTCGCTCAGACAGAACTTGAAAATGTTTTTTGGGACGATCAAAACGGTATCGTAATGCTCTCAGAAAATGAATCAGAAATTAGTCCAACTAGCGGTCTACCAATGAAGAACATTGGCTTCGTAGAGAAGTCAGATTCCGAAAAGACTGATATGGTTAAGTTCTTAGTTGATAGTGCTAAAGGCATTAGTATGACTAAGATGAATGAGGAGGTAAGTCCTATGACTGACGAAACAACAGAAGCAGTCGCTGAGGAAGCAGAAGTTGCTACCGAAGCAGAGGTCGCTCCAGAGGCAGAGGTTGCCGAAGAAAGTGTAGAAGAGGTTGCTGCAGAGGAAGCAGAGGCTGTTGAAGCCGATGCAGAAAAGGCAGACACCGTTGAGGCTACAGATGAGGAAATCTCCAAGTCAGATGAGGTTCTTGTTGATGCAGTTGCTGAAATCAAGGACACTCTTACATCAGCCTTTAGCGATCTAGCTGATACTGTCAAGGCTCTTAACGAGCAGGTATCAGAACTAAAGAAGTCACTTGACTCTGTAAAAAATGAGGTAACAGAGGCGAAGAGTAACTTCGATGAATTTGGAAAGCGTGTCGATGCAGTAGAAGCTGACACAGCCTTCCGCAAGTCTGGCGATCTAGGCGAGATCGTACAGGAAATTCAATCAGAAAAGATTGAAAAATCCCTATGGGGCGGACGTTTCCTCAAAACTGCCGATCTATTTTAAATACACAAAATCACTTAGGAGGTGACAAAATGTCGGAAGAGATTATCAAAAATTATCCAGGTGCAGGAGCCAACGAAGTAAATGGCGAAGGTGCATTCGCATCTGGTGGAATTGGTGGAGTTAGTACTCCTGGTGCAGATACACTAGGAAACATCCCCACCGCAAACTTTGGTGTTACAACTGGACCAAACGCCGTAAATCCTTCGGGTGATGCTGGCAGTGGAATTCTCCGCCCAGAACAGGCTCGTCGTTTTATCGACTACGTTTGGGACGGTACAGTTCTCGCCAAGGATGGTCGCAGAGTCACAATGCGAGCCAACACAATGGAGCTAGAAAAGGTCAATGTTGGTGAGCGTGTTATTCGTGCTGCGAACCAAGCCGACGCTACATACACAAACGCAGGTGCAACCTTTGCCAAGGTTGAACTTACAACAAAGAAACTTCGTCTTGACTGGGAAGTTTCTGCAGAAGCATTGGAAGACAACATTGAAGGTGCAGCCCTTGAGGACCACCTCGTTCGTCTTATGACCAACGCATTTGCAAACGACATCGAAGACCTTGCCATTAATGGTACAGGTACAGGTGGCAATTCATTCCTTAACATTATGGAAGGTTTTGTCCGTAAGGTTCGATTCGGTGGAGACGCTCACGAGTACTCAGCAACTGTTTCAAACGGTGCTTGGACTCCAGAGGTTCTCCAGGGTGTTATTTCCGCACTACCAAGAAAGTATCGTGCTCTCAAGAACGGTCTAAAGTTCTACGCAAGCACTGACACTTTTGCTGACATCGTTAAGCAGAATGGTACAGCGGCAAACAACATCTGGACTGAGCAGTACCGTAATGCATACCTTGCAGGTACTGACCAGATTCTCGGAGAGGCACGTACAACTCGTGTACTAGGTATTCCAGTAATGGAAGTTCCCTACTACCCAGACAACTACGTTGACCTTACATTCCCTTCAAACCGCATCTGGGGCTTCCAGCGTGACATCACAGTAAACCGTGAGTACGTTGCGAAGAAGGATACAATCGAATACACCGTATTCGTTCGTTTCGGTCTCCAGTTTGAAGAGGAAGACGCTATCGCTTGGGTTGACAGCGACAGCCAGGACTCATCTTCATAATCTGATGGTCAAAAACGTTGGGCAGGGGCTTCGGCTCCTGCCCTTCCTTTTAATCTGATATAATTATTGGAGGAGGTTTCAATGTCAAACGAAACAGAAATTGAAGACGCTACTCCTGTAGATCTACCAGAAGAAACTGTTGTAGAGGATACAGAGACTGTCGAAGAGTCTACAGACGAAGGTGTAGTAGACGAAGTTGTTGCACAAGCAGAGTCAATTGCAGCAGATATTAAAACAAAAATTAAAGGTATACCAGAAACAGACGATAACAATGTTATTGGTTCATCTCGTACAAAATCCGAAGGTGGAAAGAAATTTGGCAAAATTACCGAAACAGCCAACGGTGCAATTGGATCTGGTCCTGCCGATAGATCGCCAAAAGTAAAGGCTACAGAAGTACAGGAACCAGATAAGCTTGCAGTTTTTTCAGATAAAAACATCCTCATTGAAGGACTTGGCAAGATTAACAAAGGGTATAACATCTTCCCTAAAGATGTGGCGAATAAGTGGTTAAAGCGTAACTACGTTCGTCTAGCAACTCCAGAAGAAGTTGCGGAGGAGTACGGAATTTAATGGAACTACTAAGGCTATCGCCATATTCTGCTGTGGAAGTTGACTATACGATCCCAGCATCATATACATCTAATGAGGAGTTCACTGCTACCATTACAGATATGGCGGACCTTAGTGCTACAACACAAACCGTTACAGACAATGCAGGGTACGTGTGGACAATCACACTACCTGGAGCATACGACTCAGACTATAGAATTGTAATTACAGACGCATCTGATGATATTATTCACGATGAAACATATCA